CTCCGAGCCCTCCCATGCGTCGACCTTCGACGAGCCGTAGACCCAGGTCTTCGCGACGGCGGTGTGCTTGTCGCTGGCCGCGTTCGAGTAGACGCGCACGGCGTCGCGGTTGTCGACGGCGGCGACACACCACAGCGTCTCGTCGAGGTCGGCGGGCAGGTCGCCGAGGCCGACGCCGACTTCGTACTCGCGGAAGTAGCGCTCGGCGGTTTGGTAGGAGACGGTCAGCCCCGTGGTCGCCGGATCGGGCAAGACGAAGCCTTGGGCGGCTGACTGTGTGAGGTCCAGGAAGTGACCCATCCACAGCGTCTCGCCGCCCGTCGTGACCTGCGCCGTGGGGAAGGCGAGGGTGCCGGGGAGCTCGATGACCTCGACGGACGCACCGGAGAACGCGCCGCCGTAGAGGCCGTTGAAGTTCGAGGCGTAACTCGTCGACCCGCCGCCCTGGAAGCGCATCCGCACGGCGGTCCCGACGACGTCGATTGTCACGCTGAGTGTGCGCACCGTGCCGTCGATGGTGACGCGGAAGCCTGCCGTCGCGACGTTGTCGGTGACCGTGAGGGACAAAATCTCGTAGGTGCCCGCGTTGAGTCCGAGGTATGTGCCCGATGCGTCTCGAGCTCCGATCTGGGCGCGGTACAGGGGGTAGTAGCCCGTGCTGCCGTACTCGACCGAGATGAGGCCAGCGCGGAAGTCGCTGCCCAGGCTGGCGTCGATGCGGTAGGTGGTCGCATCGGTGCCGCGCAGGGTGAGGATGTTCGTCGTCGGGTTGAGCGTGACGATCCCGGCGGCCTGGCCGGCGGGGCCGTAACTAAGGGCGAAGTCGTTGATGACTTGGGGCATGGGCTACTTGGTTGGGTCGAGGGACTCGGGAGTGGAGCCACGCCGCTCGGCGTCGATCTCGTCAAAGGTGCGACCGTCACCCTCGAGGGTCGCAGCCTTGCCCGTGAGCTTCTGCCAGCGGCGCACGATGACGTCGACATAGCGGGGCTCTAGCTCCAGGCCGACGCAGCGGCGACCGAGTTGCTCGGCGGCGATGAGGGTGGTGCCGCTGCCGAGGAAGGGATCGAAGACGAGGGCGGCGTCGTGGTTACGGATCGGGCGGGCCATGCACTCGACGGGCTTCTGGGTTGAGTGCCCCGTCTCGTTATTCCGGTTCTTGTCGATCTCCCAAAGCGTTGCCTGCTTGGCGCCACCAATCCACCCAGCCGTTTTCCCCTTACGCACCGCCATCCAGCACGGCTCATGCTTGTGGTGATAGTGTCCGCGCCCAAACGAGTGCTGGCTTTTGGCCCAGACGAGCAGGTAGCGCAGCTCGAAATCACAGGCAATAAGACTCTCCGCGACTGCGGGCGAGAAGATGTTAGCGTGCCAAATGTAAGCTACATCGCCCACGAAGAGAGCCCACGCCTCGCGCCAGTCGGCACGCCAGTCGTTCTCCACAACGCCAAGTGCCCGCTTGCAGTTTGGGCCGTCGTTGTTCGCCACCGACCGCCAGCTCGGGTCGTATTCCACGCCATATGGAGGGTCGGTCACCATCAGCCCGGGCGTCTCCCCACCCGTCACCCGAGCCACGGCCTCAGCGTCCGTGCTGTCGCCGCACAGCACGCGGTGCGCTCCTGCGGGGCCGTCGAGGACCCAGACGTCGCCCGTGCGCGTCGTCGCGTCAGCGAGCGGCTCAGGGGCCTCGTCCTCGACGACCTCCTTCGGCTCGGCGGGTTGCTCGGGCCGCATGGCCTCGAGCGTCTCAGACATGGTGGCGGTGTCGAACCCGGCATCCTCCGGGGACAGGTCGTCGTCCTCATTGAGCGCCTCGAGCACGACAGCGAGCGCGTCGGCGTCCCACTCGGCCAGCTCGGCGGTGCGGTTGTCGGCTACGCCGAATGCGGCGAGGTCGAGGCCGGTGAGATCGGTAACGACGACGTCGCACTCGGACCACCCGAGAGCGCCCATCGCGACGAGGCGACCGTTGCCGGCGACGACCATGCCGTCCTCGTTGACGACGAGCGGGTGCTGTTGACCGAAGCGGCGCAGGCTCGCCTTGATGGTCTCGAGGTTCTTCGGCCCGTGCCGCCTGGCGTTGGCCGGGTCGGTATAGAGGTCCGAGATGTTGCGACGTTCGATCCGCATAGGCATTTCTGGGGTTTTATTCGTCTGTCCGGGTTTTGTCGGCCATCCGTCGGCCAGTCTCCGCGATGAGGGCGGCGTCCGCGATACCCCCTGCGGCCTTGACTTTGAGGGTGTCCGCGAGTTGCGGCCAGAGGAGGCTGGCCCGCTTGACGGCGGACTCCTTGACCTGGCTGCCGCGTGGCAGACCCTCGAGCATAGCGGCCTGCCATTGCTTCGGGCGCAGGTAGTGGGTGGGGATGTCGAGAGCCGCGAGCGCCCCCTCGACAGCCCCGAGGGAGCGCCCGAAGGAGAACATGGATGAGACGCCCTGGCCCGGCATGGCGTGGACATCCTCGACGTGGGCTGCGGCCAGGATGACACCGGCGGCCCGGATGTCCGCGACGAGCTGGTGGGCGTCGACGATGTGCCGCCTGCCGTGCTTGGCCTTGCGGACGCGCCCCCAGGAGTGCAGGCACCCGATCTCGTCGACGATGGCCCAGGCACCGGACAGGCCAGGGTCGACCCCGATGTGGTAGCGGATCACGGGAGTGGGGGGAGGGGCTTGGCGTTGGTGGGCAGCGTGTTGCTGCGCTCAGGCTCCTCGACTTCGCCGCGCAGGATGCCATCGACGAGGTGGAGGGGGTAGACGCGATGCCCGATGCGGGCGACGTGGGCTCCAGAGCCAACGTCCTGGACTAGCGCGAGGACGGGCGGTCGTCCTTGGCGGCTGCGCTCGACGGGTTGCGGCTCGACGTGGGGGTAGTGCTCGACGAGCCGGAACCGACGCCGCACGAGCTCGTGCGATGGGTGGGCGGCTGACTCGGGCTCGTCGAGTGGCTGGCTGGCTGTGGCGATCCAGGTGGAGGCCGTGGACCAGGAGACGCCGAGGGCGGTCGAGATCTCCTCGACGGAGTGGCCCTCGAGGAGGACGTGCCGAGCCGCGAGGCGGGTTCGCTCGAGCCATGCGGCGATGCCCGCGATGTCGAGCGGGGCCTGCTCAAGGTCACCCGGCCTCACGTCGAGTTGGCGTGCGATGGCATGGGCCTCGTCCTCGCTTGGCGTGCGCTCACCCGCCGCGAGTTTTTCGGCCCACTTGGCGGACCGTCCGACCCACTCTCCGACCTGCTCGTGGGTCGCGCACGCGAGCCGCTTTGCCTCGCGGTACGCCTCGCTGCTCCATCGTGCTGCGGGTGCTTGGCAGCTCGAGGCGAGCGATCCGTCGCACCACGCGACCAGGTCATGTCCATCCATGTGGGCCATTGTTGCTGCGAAGCAAGGCACCATCAAGCGTGCGCGTTCGGTTGCGTGGCTGCGCGGCTCTGGGGGTTGCGCCTAGCGCCGAGCCGCTCCAGCGTTTTGCGTTTCTGCGGAAGGTGGGTGTCTCCCTCTCAGTCCTCCCCCTCCCCCCCCGTGGGGCTAAACGCTATAGGTAGGTAGGTATCTGACTCATTATTACTATACACCTCTCCCCCCTCCCCCCCCCTACCCCAGAGGGGGGGGGAGGGGGAGGCGTTTTGGAGAGACGGGGGGTCCCGGCATAAAAACATACGCATTATCCCCGCCAACCGCCGCCCCCGCCTCATCGGGCGATCCGTATGCGTCGATGGGTCGCGGCTCCCCGGGCCGGGAGATTCCCTCGCTTTTTTCCGTTTTGGCTGTTGCGCTCCAGCGAAGAATAGCCGAGTATACCCATGTCGCGGGACGAACCTGCGGCGCACACCCAACACCCCGAAACGGAGACCTAGCCATGACCTCGACCAGCACCACGACCGCCAGCACGGACCTGAACGTGACCGACTTCCGCCAATGGGAGACCATCCATGGCGGCGTCGGCTTCGCCGGCATCCTCCGTCGCGGAGACCAGGAGATCGCGACGTTCCAGCAGAACGGGAACGGCGGCTGCGTCTGCTGGATGCACCTCGCCGGGTGGGATGCTCTCCGCGCCGCGCAAGACGAGCTCGGGAAACTGCCCGAGACCGTGGCGCTGCTGGAGGCCCTGGGGTTCGACCCCGCGACCACGCCCGAGATCGCGGACTGGGGGCTTGAGGCCCTGCTCCCCGAGTAGAGATCGCACACCCAACGCCTAACCCCTACCTCTAATCATGCGCCCCATCATCATCATCGACATCAAGTCCACCCCGACTCACCTGACCGTCTCGCTCCCCGACCACCCCGCGCTCTCCGAGCACCTGTCCCTGGCCCACACCGAGACCGTCGAGGCGCTGATCGAGCACCTCGACCGCCTCGACCTCCCCGCTCACAGCGGCTGGAGGCTCGCCACCGAGGAGGAACTCCCGGACCACGACCTGGTGGCCGAGATGGCTGACGGCTGCCCCGGCGTCGAGGCCTCCCTCATCCTGGACGCCAGAAGCTTCGAGCTCGCGCCGACCGTCGAGCAGGTCTCGGCGGCGATGGCGCGGATCGCGGAGATCGCCAAGGCCATCCAGGAGGATCGCGTTCTCCCCGGGCCGGGGCAGATCACTCGGGCGATGCTCTGGGGCTACCTCTGCGCCCGTGAGGCGCTCGACGTCCTGAGCCTGGAGCAGGTCCGCGAGGCGGTCTACGATGGGTATATGGAGGCGGTCTACGCCGCCGAGGTGCAGTCGTGAGCCGCCTCGAGGTCGCGCCCCTGACCTACGAGGCCGACATCCAGACGGCTGGGAAGGTCCTCGGGGTCCACGTCTACCCCGACCCAGGCCAGATCCACGCCACCGAGACGGTGAGCGACGAGCAGGACGAGGCCGCGTGGGCGGCGGTCTACCGCGCCGTGAGCGAGGTGGCCGAGCGCATGGGCTTCGGGATCGCTCGCCAGGGCCGCGATGCCGTGCTCCCCGAGACCCGCCGCGAGTGGCTGGACGAGGGCATGGTCGTGCTGGAGCGCAGCGAGTGCGACTTCGGTTGCTACTGGGTCGCCGTGAGCCAGGACGGCCACTTCCAGGTCATGTGCCCGGGAGACGACGACTACAGCGAAGCGTCCGTGAGTGATGTCGCTGAGGCCATCCATCGCGCCCTCCAGGGCCTGGAGGTGCAGTCGTGAGCCGCCTCCCCGCCCGGGTTCCGCTGACCCCCTTCGTGGCCCGTGCCATCCGGCTATCGCTGGGGCTGACCCAGACAGAGTTCGCGTGGCGAATCGGCTACACCCAGGCACAGGTGTCACGCGCTGAGTCCGGCACCGCCCGGATCACCTCCGACTACGCCGAGGCGGTCCTGTGGGCCTTTGAAGAGGAGGTGGGAGCGTGAGCAGTCCCCTCGACCGCAAGGGCCCCAGCCTGGACTCGTGCGAGGCTATGGCAATCGCCACGATCCTCTTTCTGGTCGCAGTCCTGGCTGCCCTGCGCTGCTACGACCTGTACCTCGCGCCATCCGGAGGTGCGCTGTGAGCCGCTGCATGGACGGCGGCCCCATCGACCCGCCCGACGGCCCGGACGAGCGCCCGTGCCGCGAGTGCAACGGGTCAGGGAGCACCTGCGACTGGTGCGCTCTACCGCTCGCCAGCGGACCCGAGGCCGCCGAGCTCGAGTCGCCGCGTCCGCTCTGCTCCTGCCCTCCAGATGGTGAGGGTGATGACGAGTGGGCGCGGCGCGGCGAAGAGTGCCACCGATGCTTCGGGCTGGGGATTGATCGTGCAGACTAGTTGCACGAAGATCGCAAGGATGAAGCACATCCCCTCCGAAGCGGTCGCCCTGCGTAACCGCCGCGTCAATGCCCTCCTCACCCGCGAGCGCCTCGGCCAGGCCGTAGGTGCATCGAAGTGGACCGTCGGCGCGTGGGAGCGCGGCGACCGCTCGATCCCTCGCGAGGCCATCGAGCCGCTCTCCAAGGCCCTCGGGTGCTCGGCGAGCGAAGTGACCGAGCCGCCCGATGGATCGCGACCCGACGCGAGCTTGCACCCGCAGGGTGGCCGCAGAGCAAACGACCCGGGGCAGGAGTTCTCGTCGGTCTCGCTGCGGACCTGGCGAGCCCTGCGGGGGCTGACCCAGTTAGCCCTCTCCGAGTCGGCCAAGGTCTGCGTCACGACGATCTGCGAGTGGGAGCGAGGCCGCCGAGTCCCGAGCGCCGACCAGCTCGAGCGGGTCGCGCACGCGCTCGGATGCACGCTGGACGACCTCGCCCGCGACCCGGTCCTGATTTGCCCGGACCCGGAATGACAAAAAAACCAAGGCGAACCGGGTTGACCCGCCCTATCGCCCTTGGCACCCTCACCTGACCGAGCGAGGACTGAGAGCCTCGCACCAACCCCAAACCCCAGGAGGACCGCGATGAGCGGAACCACCGACATCGAGGCGCTCGCCGCCTCGCTCCTTGCCGCGAAGGAGAGCGAGCGACAGGCTCGCGACTCGCGGATCGTTGCCGAGACCGCGCTCGTGAGCGCCCTCGGCTTCTGCCGCCCCGAAGGCCAGCAGACCTTCGACGCTGGATCGATCCGAGTCACCTGCAAGCAGCCGCTTACCCGGAAGCTCGTCGATCCGGAGCGGGCGCTCGCCATCGCGGCGACCTGCCCGAGCATCCGCCAGGCGATCCGCACCAGGCACGAGCTGGACCCGGCGCAAGCCAAGCGACTAACCGACGACGAGTGGAAACTGCTCGCGTCCTGTGTCGAGACCAAGCCCGGCAAGGTCGCGGTGACCTTGGCCGTGCAGGAGGTGGCCCGATGAGCGCCTCGAGGGGCACCGGGTTCCCGCCGGCGGCAATCCGCAACGGTGCAGACCTCCGCGCCTGGCGGAAGGTTGTCGGCGTGACCCAGGAGGCACTCGCCGCCGCGACCGCAGTGAGCCAGTCCTGGATTTCGCTACTCGAGAACGACCCGAGCGTCCAGCCTTCCGATGAGTGGATCGCCCGCCTCCGAGCGATCACGACGATGCCCGTCCGGTGGGGGTCCGCTAGCTGCGAGGCGGCCCCGGATAGCCGCGAGGCGGCCCCGGCGCTTCTGAGCCCGTTCGCTGCTGGCATCCTGTCGGGAGCGGCGCTCGGATTCGCGATGGGAGTCGCGATGGGGGTGACGCTGTGAGCCTCATGGGGACCGTGGCGAGCGGCAAGCGCATCCTGCCGCCAAAGGTCGTCATCTACGGAGTCGGTGGCATCGGCAAGACCTCGTTCGGTGCTGCGGCCCCGGACCCGGTCTTCATTTTCACGGAGGATGGCCAGGGGGCGCTCGATGTGGCGCGCTTCGAGCCGGGCGGCCAGCCGACCTTTCGGCGCTGGTCGGACATCCTCGACGCGGTCGGTGAGCTCTACACCGCCGATCACGCCTATAAGACCCTGGTGGTCGACTCCATCGACTTCGCGGAGCCGATGCTCTGGCGGCACACCGCCGACAAGCACGGCGCATCCGACATCGAGGACAAGGCGGTGCTCGGCTACGGCAAGGGCTACGTCTACGCCGCCGAGGAACTCAGGCACCTGCTCGAGGGGCTCGACGCGCTGCGCCGTGATCGCGGCATGGCGATCATCCTGATCGCACACTCGGAGATCAAGCGCTTCGAGTCGCCGGACGCCGAGAGCTACGACCGATACCAGATCGCGCTCCAGAAGCGCAGCGCGGCCCTGGTCCACGACTGGGCGGACTGCCTCCTGTTCGCAAACTGGAAGGCCCATATCGTCAAGGACGAAGAGAAGGGCCAGAAGCAAGACCGCCGCCGCGCTGTGGGGCGCGGTGAGCGCGTGATCTACACGGAGGAGCGGCCCGCCTACTGGGCCAAGAACCGCTACTCCCTCCCGCACGAACTTCCCCTTTCCTGGCCGGCCTTCATCGACGCGATGAAGGGGGCCGACACCGACACCGACACGGAGAACTAGACATGGTCCAGATTGGCCAAGACGGAAACGTCTTCGACGCGGGCTCCATCGAGCCGAACACCTCCTTCGACCCGCTGCCCCCTGGGTGGTACGCGATGCGGATCACCTCCAGCGAGTGGAAGCCCACGAGCAAGGGCGATGGGCACTACCTCCAGATGGTCCTCGAGATCGACGAGACGCACCACCCGGAGCACAAGGGCCGCCGGGTCTGGGAGCGGCTGAACCTCAAGAACCCGAACCAGACGGCTGTCGAGATCAGCCAGCGGACCCTCTCGGCGATCTGCCGCGCCGCCGGCGTGATGCAGCTCGGCGACACCGACCAGTTGCACGGTATCCCCATCGCCGTGCAGCTCAAGGTGAAGGCCGCGACCGAGCGCTACGAGGCGACGAACGAGGTCAAGGGGTACGACGCCGTGAGCGTTCGCCTCGGTCGCCCGGGCGGTCCGCCGGTCGCCCCGTCGAGCACCAAGGCCCCCGCGCCCGCTGCGGGGAAGGCCCCCTGGGCCTGACGAGATGAGCCACCGCCGAGGGGTTGGGTCTTGCCCGCCTCTCGGTTCCCATCGGCGGTGGAATCCTGAGGCCGAGAGGCGGGCACCTAGCACCGCGCATAGACCGGAGCCGAGACTCGCTCGGCCTGTCGGCGCGAAACCACGGAGATACCCCCATATGGTCCAAGTTGACGACCCGCGCCTCGAGCTTGCTCGACGCATCTTCGCCTCGTACGAGGAGGGCCGAGAAGACTGGCGTCGAGACCACCTCGGCGCGAGCCAGATCGGCAAGGAGTGCCTTCGCGCTCTCTGGTACGGCTTCCGCTGGTGGACGCCTCCGAAGTTCCCCGGGCGCGTCTTGCGCCTCTTCGAGCGCGGCAACCGCGAAGAGCCCTGGCTGGTCGAGGACATGCGCTCGACGAGGATGGAGGTCGTCACGGGCGACGAGCAGAGCGCCGAGCGCCGCAACGAGCTGATCGCGAAGATGGTCGAAGCGGGGCACCACGTCTACTTCCAGGAGGCCCGCGAGGGCGAGAAGGAGGGCCAGGTCGTCGTGCGACTGACGATGCACTTCGGTGGCTCGATGGATGCGCTCGTCAACGGCGTCCCACTCGGTGGCAAGAAGTGGCACGTCTGGGAGTGCAAGACCGCTGGAGCCAAGCCGTTCCGCGAGCTGGCGAAGAAGGGTGTGCAGGTCGCCAAGCCTGAGCACTATGCGCAGATGCAAACCTATATGCTCGGGACGGGCCTCGAGTCTGCGCTCTACATCGCCGTCTGCAAGGACAATGACGAGATCCACGTCGAGCGGATCGCGTTCGACCGCAAGTACGCGGAGGGCCTGGTCGCGAAGGCGAACAGCATCGTCTACTCGGCGCGTCCACCGGTCCGGATCTCGGAGGACCCGAGCTGGTACAAGTGCCGCTTCTGTGACTACCGCGAGGCATGTCACGGCGACGCGGAGCCGGAGGTGAACTGTCGGACCTGTCGGTCGGCTACGGTCCACGAGGACGGCGCGTGGCGCTGCGACGGTAGGGCCAGGCTAACCAGCGAGGTGCAGCGCGAAGCGTGTGGCGGTTGGGAGGCGATCTCGTGAGCTTGCCGACCTGCGAGACGCGCCCGATGACCGGGGTGCGAAGTGACGCGCTAGGGCCCGTTAGCCGCGACAGGCGGGACTGCTCCGATGAGTAACCTGACCCCGAAGCGCCCGATGTCGGCGCTCCAACACGAAGCCCTCGAGCACCTGGCCGAGTTCCCCGATGGCGTGACATTCTTCCCGATCCTCGCCTGTCGCGGCCTCAAGCGCACCACGCTGCGGGCCCTGGTTCGTCGCGGCTTGGTCCGCATGGACTTCGACACGCGCTCGACGCTGACCGAGGCCGGGCTCCGCGTCCTGGCCGGCGAGGGCGAGGAGGGCGACCTGTGAACCTACGCCCGTACCAGGAGAGGGCCGTACAGGCCCTCTTTGACTACTTTGCGCGAGCTGACGGGCACCCGCTGATCGACGCGCCGACAGGCTCCGGGAAGTCGGTGATCATCGCTGAGTTCATCAGGCGAGCGATTGACCTCTACCCCAGAACGCGGGTGATGATGCTCACCCACGTCAAGGAGCTCGTCGACCAAAACCACACGCGGCTCGTCGACCTGTGGACGGACGGGGACCCGCCGGTCGGCATCTACTCTGCTGGGCTTGGTCGGCGCGACATCGAGGACCAGATCATCTTTGCCGGGATCCAGTCCGCGTACCGCTGCGCCAGGGACTTCGGGCACCGCGACCTGATCCTGATCGACGAGGCGCACCGGCTACCGAAGAAGGGCGCGGGGATGTACCGGGCCCTGCTCGAGGAGTTGACCGAGATCAACCCGAGCGTCAAGGTCGTCGGCTTCACCGCGACCCCGTACCGCCTCGACGGAGGCTACCTCCACGCCGGCGACGACCGGCTCTTCACCGACGTTGCATTCTCGATCCCTGTCGGCCAGCTCGTCGCGGAGGGGCACCTGTCCCGCGTCGTTGCGCGGGAGCCGGACCAGGGGCAGATCGACACGGACGACGTCGCGACGCGAGGCGGTGACTTCGTCGCAGCCGACCTCGAGCGAGCCGCCCTGGCGAGCAACGTGCGCCTCGCCGTCAAGGAGATGGTGACCATCGGGACAGCCCGAGGGCTTCGATCATGGCTGGTCTTCGCTTGCGGGGTCGACCATGCGCACGAGATCGTCGGTCTGCTCGAGGCCGAGCACGGGATCGAGGCACGGACCGTGCTCGGATCGACCAGCAGCGCGGACCGCGAGGCGACCATTGCCGACTTCGTCGGTGGCCGCCTGAGGTGCCTGGTCAACGTGGGCGTCCTGACCACCGGCTTCGACGCTCCCGCTGTGGACCTGCTGGCGATGATGCGCCCGACGCAGTCGACGAGCCTCTACGTGCAGATCGTCGGTCGAGGGACGCGCACCGCTCCCGGGAAGGAGAAGTGCCTTGTCCTGGACTACGGCGGAAACGTGCGCCGCCACGGCCCAATCGACAACGTGGCCCCCAAGATCGCAGGCAAGGGCGGCGCAGCCCCGGTGAAGGAGTGCCCGTCGTGCGGGTGCCTCCTAGCTTGCGGTAAGCGGGAGTGCGACGACTGCGGCTACCTCTTCGAGCTCGAGCAGCGGGAGGCGACCCACGACGCTACGGCAGACACCCTCGCGGTGATGAGCTTTGGACCGCCCGATGTCGAGTGGGATCCGCCTCGCGAGGTCAAGGTCTACGAGGTGACGTTCGAGCGGCACACAAAAGAGGGCAAGCCGCCCTCGATGCGCGTGACCTACCTCCACGCCGCTGGCGCGGTCTCCGAGTGGCTCTGCTTCGAGCACGGCGGCTATGCGACCGAGAAGGCGCACGAGACCTGGCTCGCGCTAGGTGGCTCCGAGGTGCTCCCCGAGACGACGGATGAAGCACTTGAGCGAAGCTGCAACCTTCTACAACCATCGAGGATCACGATCAAGCGAGAAGGGAAATATGATCGCGTGATGGCTCGAGACGTCAGCGAGCCGCTAGAGCCCAGCGGCAACGCCTGGGGCAGCTCGGAGACTTCCTCGTGGGGCGACCTCGACGAAGTGCCTTTCTAGGCTAGGCTGTCACCCCCACACCCCAACGGAGACCACCCCCATGCAGACCAAACTCGACCACGCGCTCGATCTAGCGGATCGCGGCTATGCGGTCTTCCCCTGCCACTCGCCGGCCAGGAACGAGGCGAAGTGCTCGTGCGGCAAGAGCGACTGCACTAGCCCGGCGAAGCACCCCCGCGTCCTGTGGCGCGACGAAGCGACCGACGACGAGGATCAGATCCGTGCATGGTGGGGGGAGTGGCCGGACGCGAACATCGGACTAGCCACCGGCCCGATCTCGGGGTTATGGGTGCTCGACCTGGATCAGAAGGACTACGGCCCGGAGAACTTCGAGGGGTTCCGAGCCGGTCGCGATCTCGCGCCAGCCGTCGTCAAGACTGGCGGCGGCGGCGCTCACCTACTGTTCGCGTGGGAGGACCACGCCGAGGTCAGGAACCGTGCGGGCGTCCTTCGCGGTGTCGACGTGCGTGGAGACGGCGGGTACGTCATCGCGCCCGGGTCGGTCCATGCGTCGGGCGCGCTCTACGAGTGGGCGGTGGACGTCGAGCCGACACCGAGCCCGGCATGGCTGCTCGAGCTGGTGTGCGGGGAGGCGAGAGAGATCGTTCGCCCGGCCAAGCCCTCCGTGGTGCGCGTCATCGACGAGACCGAGGAGCGGCGGATTCGATCCGCGCTCGAGGCCATCGACGCGGACGGGCGCGACGAGTGGCTCCGTGTGGGGATGGCGCTGCACTCGACCGACGCGGGCGAGCAGGCGTACGGTATCTGGTCCGACTGGTCGCAGGGGTCGGCCAAGTTCGATCCGGTGGACCAGGAGAAGACATGGCGGCACTTCAGCAAGCGCAACGACGCCGAGGTCACTCTGTCGACCGTCTTCTTCATGGCCCAGGACGCTGGCTGGATTCCGCCCGAGTCCCGCACGGTCGAGGTCGCCGGGATCGCGCTTGAGGTCGGGAACCTCTGGAGCGCGAAGCCTGAGGCGGTCACGGTCGAGGTGGCCGAGGAGCCGTTCCCGATTGATCGCGCCTTCCCGCAGCCCTGGGCTCGCGAGTTCGTCGAGGCCATCGCGCACTCGTACCAGGTGCCGATTGATATGCCCGCGATGCTGCTACTGCCGATCCTGTCGACGTGCCTCGCGGCGAAGTACGAGATCGCGCCGACGGGGAGTTGGGTCGAGAATACAGCGCTCTGGGCCGCTGTCGCGATGCGGTCCGGGGAGCGCAAGTCGGCGGTGCTTGGCGAGATCCTGAGGCCGCTCCATCGGTGGGAGCGTGAGCGTGGCAAGGACATGGCCGCGAAGCGCGTAGCCCACGAGCACGACGTGCAGATGGCCCGGGCGAAGCTGAAGGCTGCTCGCGACAAGGCCGCGCAGGGCAAGCCGGGCATGGACGCCGAGGCCCTGCACATCTCACAGGAGTTGGCGGCCATCGAGGCGCTCGAGCCGAAGACGCCGTCGGTCGTGGCGAGCGAACCGACGACCGAGAGCCTCGCGCAGTTGCTTGGTGACAACGACGAGCGGTTCCTCGTCGCGAGCCCAGAGGCGGACCCTCTCGACACCGCGCTCGGTCGGTACTCGTCGGGCTCCCCCAACCTAGGGGTCTGGCTCGCCGGCCACGCGGGCGATTCCTACAAGGTCACGCGCCGGACCCGCGACCACGACCTCTTGTCGAACCCGCGCCTCTCGGTCGCGATCACGCCGCAGCCGCAAGCGATGCGACAGCTCTTCGGCTCGCGACAGGCTATCGAGCGCGGCTTCGTGGCCCGGTTCCTGTTCTCGGTGCCGACGTCCACGATGGGCCGCCGTCGCCTCGTGCATGACGGCGTTCCCGCGAACCTGCGCGAGAACTGGGACGCGGTTTGCTCCTGGGCGCTCGAGCTGGGCGTTCCTGATGAGCCTTGCCGGGTCACCCTCGACGCCGAGGCACTCGCCCGATTCGAGTCGTGGTGGGTCGAGCTCGAGGAGTCGTTCCTCGAGGGCGGGCGCTCGGTTGCGATGCGGGCGTGGTACAGCAAGCTCGCGGGCACGGTGCTCCGGATCGCGCTCGCCCTGCACGGCATGGTCCTGCCGTGGGAGCCGAGCCGCACGACGCTGGGGCTCGAGGAGATCGAGCGTGCCCTCGATTGGGTGCCCTACCTCGAGGCGCACCTGCGCCGAGCGATGGGTGAGGTGACCGAGGACCCGGACGCGACGCTGGCGCAGCGCCTTTTGGTCTGGCTCGCGGACCACGACCGCGACGGAGGCGAGGTCACGCGGCGCGAGGCGTTCGACGCCCTGCGCGGCGCAAGCGCCGTGGGCCGAGTCAAGGACATTGACGGCGCGCTCGGACTGCTCGTCGACGGCGGCTGGTTGCGCGAGCAGACCGCTGGCTCCCGTCGTGGCCGTCCGAGCGTCCGCTACTCGGTCCATCCGGCGCTCTCGGAGCACCTGCGGCGGCCCGAGGTGTAATAAGGGACACCCTGGGTCGGCAGCGGTCTCTCCGTGCCGCGATAGCCGCCTAGGGGACAGGGGCGGGCGCCCTCCAGGGGTGGGGGGCACCCGCCCCGCTTTTCCTCGCTTTATCGCTTGCACAGGCTGATAGATGGTGGCACTCTCCCCTTGTCGCTGATTCGCAGCGGCGTCAAACCCCAACCACGGAGACAATCATGGCACGCGCAATGACCTCGCTCGGCTTTGCCGCCGGGCTGATCGGCCTCACCATCCAGACGTCGGTCGCTCTCGGCCTGCTTCTCGTCGTCGGCCTCGCCGACCTGGCGCTCGACAAGCTCGAGAAGGTGGCGAGCTGATGGCTACGATCAAGGAGACGCTGCACTCGGCTGGGCAGTCCCAGGATCAGCGGCTCGAGCGCAACGGCGACCAGACGAACCGCCGCCCGATTCCGACCGCCGCCCTGTCCGGGCTCGTGGGTGCTGAGATCCTGTCGGTCGGCACCTTCCGCTCGCACCGCGACTCGACCGACCTCGACGACGAGCGCGACGGGAGCCCGATGCTGCGTATCTTGCTTCCTGACGGTGAGGAGGTGCGGTGCGTCATCGCTTGCATCGATGGCGCACTCGATGTTAGCTACGCGCTGTGCTCTCGGAGGACGCTCTGATGGCGAGCATGGAGAGTCTGACGCCCGCCGATCTGCGACTCGCCCTGATAGAGCACGGGAAGTGGCTGCGGGGAGAGGAGGGCGGCGAGCGCTTGGTCCTGTACGGGGCCGACCTGCGCGGGGCCAACCTGTACGGGGCCAACCTGAACTGGGCCGACCTGACCAATGCCGACCTGACCGGGGCCGACCTGCGCGGGGCCGACCTGCGCGGGGCCAACCTGTACGGGGCCGACCTGGCCGGGTCCGACCTGAGCAGGGCCGATCTGTACGGGGCCAACCTGTACGGGGCCAACCTGAACTGGGCCGACCTGCGCCGGGCCGACCTGCGCGAAACGGGAATCCTCCGCATCTCCACCACCTACGAAGTGACGGTCTACCCGGACGGCAGACTGCACTACGGGTGCGAGACCAGGGGCATGGACGAGTGGCTGGAGGTGTGTGACGAGCGGGCAGCGCACTACCAACCCGAAGACCCTGCTCGCTACGCCAACGAAATCCGGGCCATCATCGCGATGGCTCGCAACAGGAGCACCTTGCGATGACGCACGAACCGAACAAGCGGCACCTGCCGCCAGCCAGGAGCGCCGAGGAGTACGAGCGGCTCCTCTGCGAAGCCGCCGAGCGCGAGCGGGGGCTGGTCGAGGCGCTGGAGTGCGCCAAGATTGCCATGTGCGCCGTGGCTGTCCCGCACGCTGGCGAACGGAAAGTCCTGCAAGAAGGGGTGGACATCGTTCGCGCCGCCCTGTCCCGCCTGGACGTCCCGGCCCCCGAGCCTCCGTGCGACTGCATCTCCCGCAACGCCCACGGGTGGGTGCAGCGGTGCGACTGCCGGAACTCGGGCGACCTTGCGTCCGCTGAGGCGTGGTGCTGCGAGCAGAACGGCGAGTCGTCCGGGAATCCCGGACAAGTGGACGCCGGGGGCGAGCAGCCCGAGCCCCGCCACACCGTCGAGCGCATCAAGGCCCTGCGGGATGCGGCAGGGCACACCGAGTTCCTGCCTTCGGTCGCCTTCGATGGAGGCATCGGATGGAAGTTCTGCACCGACTGCGGTGGGGCGGTCTGGCGGGCGCGGGGCTACGAGCGGGAGGGCGAAGTGTGCGATCACAAGGGTTGCCCTGGCACGTTCCGCGCCCCCGAGCCCAGCGCCCCGTGCGGCGACGAGGAGCCGTGCGGCCTCTGGCGTTGCTCGTCCTGCGCTACGGCGTTGGGTGACGGCCCTATCTCAAGCTGGCGCTTCGTCGGTGCCGAGCCGCCACAACACAAGTGTGAAGGCAGCGACCCCCAAGCTGGGCACTTCACCGCCGAGTGGCACGGTCCCGACTGTCCGTGCAAGGGGTACGCCCTGTCCCGCCTGGACGCCGACGAGCCCAGCGCCCCGTGCGCGGAGCCGAACTGCAAGGATGGTATGGTCTGGGTCGGCGTGCGCGGCATCGCCTTCGTGCCCTGCCCCTCCTGCTCCGGGGGCTCCCGATGAGCGGCTACGAGGGACGGATCATGGAACGTGTCGCACTACTGCCCACCCTGGCTTACACGCAGGCGACAGAAGATGGTATCGCCGCCATCGCCGCCGAAGCAGACGCCGCCTTGGCCGAGAAGGACAAGCGGATCAACGACCTCAAGGCCGAGCGCGACGAGTACGTCGAGGCCGCGATCCGCACGGAGCTTGCGGAGGCAGAGGTCGTCGCCCTGCGGGCCAAGTTGGAGAAGCCTAAGTGCCGATGCACGGGGTGGCACATCGTGCCCCCCGAGGTCTGCGACTCGTTCACCCCCTGGGATGGTGACGAGGATTGTCGTGAGTGCTCCCACGAACTCGGATGCCATTCCTCCGTGGACCAGGAGGTCGCCGCCCTGCGGGCCAAGGTCGCGGCGGGGGAGGATGCGCTGTCCGGTCTACGCTACATCGAGATGATGCACGGACGGCTTGACGGTGTCGGATGGGACCGCGTGTTCGACGCTGCGCGGGCCGCTGGCCTGGGAGGGGACGATGAGTAGCCGACTCCACGTCCGACCGCTCACCCTCAAGGTTGCCAACGACTGGGTGGCCCAGCACCACCGCCACCACAAGCGCGTGGTCGGGCACCGCTTCTCGCTCGGGGCCTTCCTCTGCCACGACATAGTGGCCTGCGTGATCGTCGGTCGCCCGGTCGCCCGCAATACGGACCAGGAGATGGTGGCCGAGGTCACGCGCCTCTGCTCCATCGGCACGGATAACGCCTGCTCGATCCTCTACGCCGCCGCCGCCCGCGCCTGCAAGGCGATGGGGTTCTGGTGGATCCAGACTTTCACACTCCCCGAAGAGGGCGGTGCATCTCTGCGAGCTTCCGGGTGGACTGAGGACGGTGAAAGCCCCGGAGGGTCGTGGGATACACCTACCCGCGCTCGCGGAGCCCGCCAGTTCCTCTACGCCGACATGGGCGACGACCACCCGAAAGGCCCAAAGACTAGATGGGTCAAACACCTCAACGAGCGGGCCGCTGGCCTGGGAGGGGACGGAGCGTGAAGCGCACCCTGCGATTCATCGCGACCGTCCTTGTCGTGGCGGCGCTCGCTGCCCTTGGATTCTGGCTCGACTACGAGTACACCGCCTGGAAGGTCGAACGCATCACCGGAGGCCCCCGATGACGAAGCTTGACGAGACGCGGGCGCTGCTGCCGGAAAGGTGCCGCTCGATCCCACCGGCCCCGTCAGGAGCGCCGGGGCCCTGGCCTCGGGTGAGATCGAGCGGCGTGTGGCTACGAGTCGAGCCAGACGAGGTGGTCGGCGATAGCTCGTGGACTGTCTTCGCCGAAAATCAGAAGGCGCTGGCAGGGCACGTTCGTCGAGCCAATCCGCTCTCGAGCGAATGGGCTGTCGGTCTGAGTCGACCCGTTGAGATACCAGCTCTTTGGCCCGAACATGCCCGATGCCGGGACGTGGAAGTGCCCAAAGATTAGCGCGTCAAACTCTCCATCCGCATCGAGGTTGAGGGCCCACTTCGCGAGCATCCGCGTGATCGCATAAAGCGGCAATCCGGCAAACCCGCCCGACCCGGAGAACTGGTCGCCGTGCACCGCCATGACGCGAGCACCGCCACAGCGGAAGTTCACCAGGAAGTCCTCCACCTCGACGTCGAACGTCAGGCGCTTACCGTCGACCAGAGGCCCAAGCATCAGCTTTGCAGCCATGCTGGCAACAGTGTCCCAGTTCACCGACGAGGGGTTCGGGTCGGCCTTCCTCGGGCCGCTGCGCCCGTGGTTTCCACGGATTGCGTGGACGTGGACCTCGGGGAAGAGATCCATCATGCCGAGAACCATGTTCGCCGTGATCCGAGGGCACGTCTCCATCGACTGCGTGAGGACGTGCTCAGTCACCTCCCAAGGGTGGTTTGCCCGCATCCCCGAGCCGTCGACCTGATCACCGCCGAGCACGATGTGGATCTCGTCGAGGGCCGCGCTCGAGCGGCGCGCCTCGACGATCTTGCGCACCTTCGGCACTAGGCGCTCCTCGATCATCTCGCGGAGCACCTCGGTGTCGAAGGTCGTCGTGCGGGCCCCGGTCTGCCAGTCAGAGAGGTGCAGGAGCGCGTACTCCTTGCGGGCCTTGCGTGACTTGGCGGGCTTCCTCGGAGCCTGCGGCGGCGGACTCCCCTCGAGCACCTCACGGATGTGGTCGACGATCAGCTGGGTCCGACCGTCCCGCCGGCGAGCCTCGCGGTGCAGCCGCCGAAGCTCGCGTTTGAGCGCCTGGACGTCGGCGGGCTCGACTTCCGGCATGGTCTCGTCAGCGAAGTCCGCTACCGACTTCTTCGCGGCCTTGCGCTTGCCGCTCATGCGTTCCTCATGCCAAAGTGGGAGAGGCCCATGTGCTCGCGAGCGTGCCGGATGAAGATCTTCTTATCGATCCGCTCCCCGTCGAGGACGTACTTCGGCACGTACTCGCTCGCGAAGGTCAACACGCCGAACTGGCGGCGCTTCACATTCGGGAGGCTCGCGTACTCGCCGATAGCCTTCTCGATCTTCTTCCTTTCGGCGTGGTCGCAGATCGCGCATGGAGTGCGCGCCCTCTCGTTCGCGAAATCGGAAATCTTCATTCCTTCTCCTGGTTAGTGTCGGTATCCCGACGGTCGAATCCGATCAGGTCGCCGAGCTTGCGCCGACCCGCTTTCCATCGTCTCGTCATCTCGCCAGGGCCGAGCAGGATCCAGCCGAGCAGGAAGGCGATGACGGTGATGCCGACGAGCGTTGCCCCGAACTCAGCCCAGAGGCTCCCCCATGTCGGCGGGAGCTCGATCCGCTCGATGACGCGGGCCTCTGCGGCCTGCTGGGTCGTCTCCTGCCATCCGAGCCATGCCGCAGCCCCATCGACGGCGACTCCGATCCCTGCACCCACGACGGCCCCGAGAGGGCCGCCGACAAGGGCACCAAGCCCCGCTCCGGTCGCCGGGATCATGGCCTCGGCCACGACATCACCGACGCCTGCGACCTTCTCGAGCACCGCGCACCCCGGAAGGGCGACGAGCGCGACCAGGGCAGCGAGCCTACCGTCTCGCACGGCGCTCCTTGGCATACCGCACCCCGGCGTGGCCGAAGACGGGAGCGGCGAAGATCCCGAGCGGGATACGAGCCCAGAGCGACAGGTCGGCCCCGAGGGCCGCGACCAGGAGCGCGAAGGACGCGAACAGGAGGATGCGCGTGGGCACAGGGGCGAGCGCGTCGGCCAGCTCCTCGATCCAGAACCGTGCGAGATCGATTGCGGCGGTGAGTTTCTTCATGGCGGTCTCCTAGCTGAAGGACTTGATGAGCGAGATGCCCGCGACGGCGAGCGAGAAAAGGCCGCCAATGACGACGGCGACAAGCTGAGATTTCGCCGAGCGGCGCTCCTTGTCGCGCTCGCGCTGCAAGGTGACCGCGTCCCTCTCCGATTCCTTGCGCCACCGCAAGAGCGCGGCGATGTCCCGCTCGAGGATCACTAGGCGAGTCGTGAGAGCCTCCTTTCCGTTGCCGAGGTGGATCGCCGTATGGAGTTCGCGCACCTGGCTGGCGACCTTCTCAACGTCGATGCGTAGGCCACGTAGGTCAGCACCTCGCTCGGCGAGCGTGGTGGAGTTAGCGGTAGCCTTCTTATCGAGCCCCTCGACCATCCGGGCCACGGTTGCGATGCGCTCCAAGATCGCTGTAGTTTCGTCTCCCAGGCTCATCCCGCGTCCTCCAATCCGCCAAGGTTCGGCCCGCTGTCCCGACCCCGGGAAAGTGAGTCGATGTCGGCGAGGTGCTGCTCTCTACGGATCGCCAGCCTGATGCGGTTGCGCTCGACCTCGAGCTCGGCCTCCGCCAGCCGGTCGCGGAGATGGCGAAGCTCTGCCTCGTCGCGGGTCCGGTCGATGATCTGGCTCACGAAGAAATCCACACCGCCGTCGTCGAACCGGACAACGCCGACTGCGAGCATGATATGCACCACCGAGTTGTCGCGCCTGATATATCGCTTCTGATAGGTGTATCGCGCAATGCGGCCAGCCTTCAGCCGCTCGAACAGCTCGAGGTCCCCAGCGAGGTCGTCGGGGTGCGTCACGTCGGCGAACGTCATGCCGCCGGTCAGCTCCTCTGACGTGTAACCTAGCAGGTCCTCGAGCGCGCGGTTCACGCGCATCCAGCGCCCATCGGGAGACAAAAGCGCCATGCCATGCGCGGCGTCCTCGAAGGCCCTCTCGAATGCCTTGGCCTTCTGGTGGGCCGCAGATCCAGGCGACGACTGGACGGGGCACTCGGCGCAAGGAGACGCCGTTCGGCGGGCGGCGCGACCGAGGGCCACGCCAAGGAGCGCGGCGCATGACGCGGCCATTGCTGATAGCGCGAGCGACATCAGACGGTAAGCTTGAAGCCGAACCATTCGGTGCCGTCGGAGTAGACCGCGACGGCGACGTGCTGGGTCGTCTGGGTGTAGTCGCTGGTCGAGCCGTTGATGGTCTCGCTGCCGTCAGCCGTGAAACCCACAGCGTTTCCGCCGGCGTCGGTCTTACGCATATAGACGACTCGACCGACGTCAGCTTCAGCGGCTGGGGGGAGAGTCCCGAGGACCGCACCGGACGTCGCGTCACAATGGTAGGTGTCGAGCGGGGATCCAGAACTGTCGTCGTCCCAGACATCGAAGCTCGCGGTCTTCTCGAAGAGGTTGAGGTTCCGCGCCTTGCGCAGGTTCTCGTTATAGGTCGTCGGGAAGTCGCTCGGCTGGTCGCCGCTACCTAGTGGGGAGTAGCTCATTGCTGGGTCGGATCGAGTTGGTCAAGGGTGTCATCGTATCCCGAGAGCAGTTCGGCCCACGGGATCGCGTCGAGCTCATCCGGCGTCGACGCGGCGAGCGCATTGCTCTCGATGTAGTTGCTGATCTGCCGCACAGCGGCGCGAGCCTGCGCGACGTCGGTGGGGAGAGGCACACCCGTCTCGAAGGCCTTGATCGTCTGCCAGTCGGTCGCAGCCAGGATCTCGCCAGCCCACGCCTTGACGTGAGCGACGAGCAGGGGTACGTACTCCTCGAGCGTGAAATGGTAGATCGTCTCGACGAGCTGGCCGTCTTCGTAGGATTCGGTGCGTAGTGGTGGAAGGGGCTGCTTCATGGCTAGACCATCTGCACGCTGACGATTGGGAAGGCTCCGGTCGAGACCCCAACGGAAGTCGCGGTAGCGGGCAGCGCAGCGTATGCGAAGATCTGGTATTGGATCGTGGGCCGCTTGGTGGCACTCGCTGCCCACGCGACCAGCGGTAGGTAGCCCGTGGTCGAGAGGACTTCGAAGGTCGGAGACGCCGACGAGCAGAGGAAGGCCGTCCAATGCCAGCCAGACCTGACGGGGATGATCTGCGACACACCCATCTGCTTGAAGGCAGCGGTACTGGTCGAGAGGCTACCGCTGTCGAGGATCTTCGTTCCCGGCTCGCCATCCTCGTCGGAATAGAGGCCGACGCGGACGTTGCCCGCTGCTGCGCCACGGACGTGGCACCCGATATTTTTGACGTTGACGTTGTAGCCCGACGGGATGCAGATCGGGGCATAGTAGATGATGTTCGCCGCGACCGCCGCCGTCGCGTCCGCGATCAGTCCGGAGGGGTTCCTGATCCACCGCGACGAGGCCACGGGTGGGCAGGCGTTTCCGAACCCGCTCGGGTGCCCGCCGACGTAGAGGCCGCCGCCGAGCGGCCCGCTGTCGGTGGTCATGTGGGGCTCGCCATCGGCCACGCTCGCCAGCCTACGGGCCGAGTCGAGCCCACGCCGGATCAGGATCTCGCTATTGTCGTTCGCCACTAGTAGCTACCTCCATCGATGTCGCCCGGCTCGTAGTCCGCGACAGACAGGACGCGCACCCCAAACCGACGGATGCGGCAGTCAAAGGCGCTGGTCGGTCGCGTCACGCGGACCCGGAACTTCGCGGAGCGGAAGTGCTCCACGCCAGGATGCACCGAGGCGAAGTTGGTCGCCGGGGTGCCCGTCTCGCTCGGGGTCCACTCGATCACCAGCGACGAGAGCAGCGCATCGGACCCCCCCGTCGGGCCTTCCCACAGGCGGCCCGCCATCGTGCGGGAGTCCCACGGCTCGGTCCAGTCGGCCCAGGTGTCCGGGTGGACCTGCTCGGCCTCGACGCTCACCTCGACGAAGTAGCGCTTCGCGACGGTCATATCGACCTCGGGTGTGGTGAAGGTGCCCTCGAGCCCCGACCCCGTGAACTTGAGGTGCGGAGGCGTCGTGCTGCTGTCGATCTGGAGCCCGTCGAGCACCCCGCTAGCCCATGCGTCCTCGTGCGCCGTGGCGTCGAGTTCAGCCATCCCGAGCGGGGTCGCGTCGAAGTTCTCGAAGGTCGCAGCGGACGAGACCTGGCCGCTTGGCAGAAGGCTCCGCACATAGTGCGTGACCGCGCCAGCTCCGACCGAGTTGTCCGCACCGAACACCCACTCGCCAACCAGGTCGCCGTCGCGCAGCGCGTGCGCGACCTTCTGGCCCAGGATCCATCCGCCGGCGCGCACCTCGACGCCTTCAGGCGTGCGGCCAGGCGGGAACGTGATCGAGTACGCCGCCTGAGCGTTGCGGGACTTCGGGGTCGTGATCGTCGGTGCCGCAGGGGTGAGCATCCGCCCCCCGAAGGTCATGTCGACCGATGGGCAGGCGTGCGCGCTGCGGCCAACCCCCGACGCCGAGATGTGCTGGATGAAGAACCGCAGGCGCTCGCCCTGCGCGAACTCCTTGGCCGAGACCTCAACAGAAGCCTCGCCTGGTGCCGCTCGACCGACGAGGCGAGGTGTCGGGCGGGCCCCGTTCGTCAGGCTCCCGACATAGACGTTCGTGCCGCCCGTGGCCTTCTCCTGGATCGGCCAGGAGACCAGGACAACAGAGACGGGCTTGCCGCCGACCGTCGACTTCGTGCGCTCCTTGGCCGTGGGGAGTGCCCCGCCGAGACTTCCCGACCCGCTACCGGGCCGCTTGATCCCGCCACCAACCCCAGAGTTCCCGGGAGGCGATGGGAGATCGGCCCCGGGGTCGGCTGGTAGGTCCCCGAACTCGTTGTCGGTGTAGACGGATGCGTTGTATTCGACCGCCTCGACCGTCCGGAGCATAGACGCTGGGTCGAGCGTCACCCGAACCACGACCGCATCCTCCGAGGACGAGGCGGTCTCGCCGAACGAGTACACATCGCCCTGCTCGGGCGTGAAGTCCGTGAAGCCGGACCCGGCGAGCGTGATCGTGGAGCCAGCCGCGAGCGTCGAGGTGCCCGAGCCGGGGATCATGGTCGCATCAAGCGCGACGGTCTGTCGTAGCTCGGTCCCGTCGACGGCGACCTGGCCGCTCGAGCGCACCTCGATCTCATAGGTGCTGCCGAACGCGACCACAACGGGGCGGTCGAGCTCGATCTCGGTCGCCGTGGTGACGTCCGCGAAGACGCGCCCGGACTCTCCAGAGAGGGCGACATCGTGCGAGATCCCGACGCGGTCCCCAGGGGCCAGGCCGAGCCCATCGGGCCCGAGCTGGAACGAGTGAGCCACGCGCAGGAGGTGTAACTGGTTCAGCCGGAACGTCGCATGGCGGCGCACCTCGCTGATCCGCGTGATGCCGCGCAGTAACTCCGGTGGCGCAACGCGGATCTCGCGGGGGTCGACCTCACCGCTGACGCTTGGGTGGTGCTCGATCCAGGGCTGCACCTCGTAGTCGAGGTTGCGGTCGACGAACTCGTACTCGAGGCCGTTATGCCGCTCCTCGTTGGACTCCCAGCGCTTGCTGTAGGAGCCCTCGACAATCTGCGCCTGCGTGATCAGGAAGTCTCGCGGGCGAGCGCGGTCGACCCACACCGAGAGCTTGTCGCCGAGCACGATGGGCGCGGCTCGAGCCGCTCGCATGACCTGGAGAACCGTGTCCCAGCCATCAGCGACCTTCTCGTCGAGGATCAGGTCGCACTCGTGGCGGGCCTCGAACCCGACCGCCGTTCCGGTTACGTTGCTGACGCCTGGCAGGGAGTAGCTCGAGGTCCAGTCACACTCGATCTGCACCCAATGCTGGTAGCCGTTGGCTGCGGTGTCGTCGCTCTCCCACTTCATCGACGTGATCGCGAGGCGCACCGAGTCGTCAGCGCTCGCGACTTCCCACGACGAATCGCTCGCCGTCTTGATCCTGAGGGTGTGCCCGATGGTCCAGGTTGACGGGACGACTTCTCCGGTCGATACACCGCTAGCGTCGAGGAGCCCGATCTTGAAGTGCAGCTCGCCGTTCGGGTGGTCAGCGCTCGCCGACACCGGGTCGCCGTCGAAGAAGGCCGGCGTGCCTGCGGCATCCTCCACCCCCTCGTCGCAGTAGTCGGCCCAAGCCTTCCAGGCCGTGAGGTTGATGGCCGTCCGGCGGTCCCAAATCGCACCCAGGCCGACCTCCTCCTCGGTGAGCAGGTAGAGCGCGATCCAGGCCGGGTTCCGCGTCCACTCGGTCACGAAGGTCGGGAACTGCACGGACGCGCCGTCCCAGCGGGGGACCTTGACGCCACGAACGAGGACGCTCACGTCTGGTCGCGAGTTACTGATCTGGTCGTCGGCGTCGATGCTGACCGCGAGCTGCGCGACACCGGGGTGCGAAAAGTCCTCGTCGGTGATCAGGGTCACCTGATCCCATGTCGCCTTGTTCATCTCGACAGCCGGGTCATCGTCGACGGCGTCGCTGCGGAACAGTTCGACGTGGTAGCGGCCACGGAGCGGGATGCCTTGGTCGCCCGTCCACAGCGGCGCGTCGGTCTGGGGTGCCGCCTGGAGCGAGGAGCCCACGACGTCGACGACCTGCCCCGTCGTGGTCGAGGTCGGGAACGCCAGGCTCTCGATCTTGGCGCTAGCGATTTCCTCAGACAGGTAGGTGCCGAAGGCCAGGCCGGGCATCCCCGAGGCGAGCGTGGTCGTGCGCGCCCCCGTGTAGTCGAACTGCGTCGTCAGGCCCTGGAACCAGGCATCGTCTTCGACGCGCTCGGTCAAGATGAACTCGCACAGGTCCAGGTCTCCCGAGAAGTTCTCCATCGTGCCGCTCGGGACGCCCGAGTGCCCCAGCACGAAGTCACCCTCCTCCTGGAGGACAACGCCAGTCGGCCCCGCCCCGAGCGCCTGCGTGGACGCTGCGAGCGGAGTCCCGTCGAGGTAGAATGTGACCACACCCGTCGCGCCGCTGTAGCTCAAACCGACGTGCTTCCAGCCGGTGAGGCTCGCACCAATGTTGGCCGAGTACCAGACGCGCCCGGTGGCACCTTCCCAGACGTAGAGGCAGACCCGGTGCTCGTCGGGGTTCGTGCCAACCAGGTCGACGATTCTGTCGATACAGAGCTGCACACCGGCGTGCGACGTCGAGGAGGACGCGCCTCGAGGCCAGAACGGCCATGTCGTCAGGCTGCCCGCGCTGGTAGCCATTGACCCTTTCCGCGAGCTAAAGACGACGTATGACTGCCCCTTGAGCGTGGGTGGGTAGCCCGACGTGCTGGGCCGCAGCCAGGCCGCAGCGGAGAACTTGAGCGCGGAGGAAAGCTGGAAGTTCGCCGGCAGCATGTCCGGATCGACTGGCCCAGTCACCTTGGCGTGGGCCGACTGCCCCGAGCAGGCCAAGTAGCCGAACTGCGAAGTCCCCGCGTAGGAGTTCGGCGAGAAGAAGGCGGCGTCGAACTGGATAGTCTGCCCGGACGTCTCGTCGCCGGTCACCGTCCACTCAGGGAGCAGGACCGTGTCTCCCGTTCGGGTTCCGCCAGAGTCCACAGGCCAATACTGGAGGCGGAACGAAGCGCTCGAGGTCGTCGTGCCGCCACCGCCTGCATCCTTGTAGATGCCGCTCGGGAACGAGATCGTGAGCAGCATTCGGTCGGCCTCGTCCGTCATTGTGTGCGACAGGGACTCGCCAGAGGCCGCGTCGATGTCGGAGCCTGACCCGTACACACCGGACGGGAACCCGGCCTCCGTGATGTCGGTCGAGCTCGAATACTCGAGGATGTCCTGCTCGATGGTCACGTCGACCGAGGAGTCGGGGAATCCGCCCAGCGCGGTGATCGCGTCCTGCTCGATCTCGCCGGTTCGCCAGTAGACGAACACGTCGGAGTAGTTTGACGCGGGCTGGCCGTTGATCTTCAGGCCGATAGCGTCTCGGTCGTCGATGTTGATCGGGTTGCCGCTCTTGAGGGCGAACATCTCCTCGGTCTTGGAGACTTTGCCGGTCAAATCGCCGAGCCCCTCGATAGGGCCATGCCCCAGGCAGAGCAAGAGCTTCATCGTCTCGCGGCCACCGAGGACCCACGAGCCGAAGCTGGACTCAATGGCCTGCCCGACCACGGGGGGCGCAAACCGGCGCAGGCCGAAGACCAGGGGGATGCTCCCACCGGGGAAGTAACTATTGGAGAAGCCGCGATAGCTCTCGCTCGTGCTGTCGTCCGCGACCGGCTGCTCGGCCTTCGGGGCCAGGTGCTTCTGGATCAGGTTCGAGGCGGCGGTCGTCCCGATGACGAAGAGCAGCTGACCCCACCACGGCAACGCTGCGACCGCCGCGAGGCCGGGCTTCACCCACACCGCTACCAACGATCCAGGAGCCACCTCGCCGTCGACGCGCTCCTCGCCGTCGACCGTGACCATGATCGAGCCGTCTCCAGCCTCACAGCCCGACGGGAGCACGTCGCGCAGGGCCTTCGGCTCGTCCGCCGCGACCACGTAGCTCTCACGCGACCCGACGTCGAAGATATTGCGCTGAAAAGTAACGGTGATCATTTGACAAGCGCCTGCTTTCGTGGTCGGTAGACGCCCACGACCTCGCCCTCATCGTAGCATTTTGCCGACCCTACCGACTGACCAATAGTCGTCTCGAGCACACGCCTGGGCCACTTCTCGGCGACGACCGCCAGGTGGGCCGAGCGGCCCCGCATCCCCGGGTCGAGCACGATCACGTCGCCGGGCATCGTCGCGTCCGCCCAGCGGTCCCCGACGCGAACCCAAGCGTCTCCCCATGCCTCGACCGCCTCGGCGGGGCTCCGCGACTCGCTCGCCGGCAGCTCTGGCGTAGGCTCGCCGAGGCGGCGAAGCACCTCGAGGGCAAGCCCGGCGCAGTCGAGGCCGGCCAGCGTGCGCCCGCCGAGCTCGAACGGGATGCCGATCAGGTCGTCGAAGTCACTCACAGGCCGCCACCTCCCTGGCTCTGCCGTGGCACCGACCTGAAGCCACCGAAGCGCTTAGGGTGGATCGCGGTCAGGCCCTCGGCCTCGTAAAGCGCACCCTTAGCCGCGCAGCCGTTCGCGCCGTCATAGGTGTGGTCGCAGGTGATTGCGCCGGTCGTCGCCTCGTCGATCGCGAACCCGCAGCGCGGACCTCGGAACTTGTACCAGCAGGCCGTCCGGCTGATCCTGCCTCCCGGCAGGGCTGCCCGGTGCGGGTTGTAGATCTGGAGGCGGAAGGTCGCCGCGTCACGGTTGACCTGGCCCGTGGCGATGGTGAAGTCCGCGAGCGAGACCGGCTGCCCGGAGGACATATCGCCTAGGGAGACCAGGGTGACGCGCACGGGCTGTCCGACAAGGCCGGCGTAGGCCGACATGACGGCGGTGATCTCGCGGCTGACGTTCGGGACCGTGAGCTGCACGGTCGGAAGGTTGCCCTCGGTGTCCT